GATGATCGCCAACGCATGTTTAATGTGTTGTCAGGCATAGAATTTGAAGAACGAGAATTGCCGCCGCTGAGTGAGTTGTTGGTTGATTCATATGAACGCCGAGAGTATCTTCGTTCAAGAAAAGTACCTGATGACTATCCTATAATGGTACAGCTTCATGAAGAGAGATCATGGAAAAATCGACCTGGTGTGATTATTCCATTCACGCACAATGATCGAATAGTAGGGTACACTCAGAGATTCTTAGATGATCGCCGCCCTAAGTATGTGACTGATAGCCAACCGGGCTATGTATTTGGCACAGACTTACAACACAACGACTGGACCCATGCAATCGTAGTGGAAGGCATATTTGATGCACTAAGCATCGGTGGGCTCGCAGTGATGCACAGCACCATATCAGATGAACAAGCCCGATTGATCCGCAGTCTGGGTAAAGAGATAACAGTGGTGCCCGACCAAGATGCCGCAGGAATGGAATTGGTAGACCGTGCTGTGGAACTGGGATGGGCAGTTAGCATGCCACCCTGGCCTGAGGACATCAAGGATGTGAACGACAGTGTGATGCGTTATGGTAGGCTGGCAACTGTGCTAACTATATTTGAAAATCGTGAAACCAGTAAAATCAAAATAGAACTAAGGAAGAAAAATCTTGTTAAAAGACTACGGAGTTGACGTACAACGCTTGTTCTTGGAGATGATGTTAGAGGACGCACAAGGCTATGTGCGTGTGCAGAACATCTACAATCCAGAGAACTTTGATCGAAGCCTGCGACCCGCGGCTGCATTTATCAAAGAGCACGGCGACCGATACAAGACCCTGCCGGATCGAGCACAGATAGCAGCCACCACTGGTATCAAACTACAGTCAGTACCCGAACTCAACGAAGGTCACTTCGAATGGTTCATGACCGAGTTTGAATCATTCACACGCAGACAAGAACTAGAGCGAGCTATCCTCAAAGCCGCTGACTTGCTGGAAAAGGGTGACTATGATCCTGTGGAAAAACTGATCAAAGATGCTGTACAAATCTCATTGACCAAGGACATGGGCACAGATTACTTTGCTGATCCTGCTGGTCGTATACGCCGATATTTTGAATCCGGCGGGCAAGTGAGCACAGGGTGGCCACAACTGGATCGACTGCTGTATGGTGGATTCAGTCGCGGGGAACTAAACATCTTTGCCGGTGGATCGGGCTCGGGCAAAAGTCTTGTGATGATGAACATAGCATTGAACTGGGTACAACAAGGACTCAGCGGTGTGTATATCACCCTGGAACTGAGTGAAGATCTCACAAGTTTGAGAACAGATGCCATGTTAACCAACATGAGCACCAAGGACATACGCAAGGACATTGACACAGCAGAGCTCAAGGTCAAGCTGGTGGCCAAGAAGTCGGGCAACTATCAAGTGAAAGGATTGCCGGCACAAAGCAACATCAATGACATCCGTGCTTACTTGAAAGAGTATCAGATCCAAACAGGCAAACGGGTGGACTTTGTGATGATCGACTACTTGGATTTGTTGATGCCGGTGAGTGCCAAGGTAAGCCCAAATGACTTGTTTGTGAAAGACAAGTATGTATCGGAAGAACTGCGTAACTTGGCCAAGGAACTCAAGATGCTCATGGTCACTGCGTCGCAGTTGAATAGATCAGCGGTGGAAGAAGTGGAGTTTGATCACAGTCATATCTCGGGTGGTATTTCCAAGATCAACACAGCAGACAATGTGTTTGGTATCTTGACGTCGCGGTCCATGAAAGAGCGCGGCAAGTATCAGATCCAGTGCATGAAGTCGCGTAGTTCCACAGGTGTGGGGCAGAAGATTGATCTGGAATACAACATCGACACCATGCGTATCACAGATGCCGGTGGAGATGACGCTGACTCGGGATTTCGCAAGCCCAGCAGTGTGATGGAATCTATCAAGGCTCGTGCCAGTGTGGCGCCAGCAGATGCCGCGGCAACGGCCAAATGGGAGCGGGCCCAAGCCAAGCCCGGCGTTGACCCACTAGACCCTACCCCCAAGATTACGGCAGATGTGCAAAGCAACAAGCTCAAGGAGTTGTTGGGTAAAATTAAAGCAAGCTGATGGACACTTGTTACGACGCATTCAAGAATATCAATATTTCAAGATACGGAAATCAACTGGAAATTTCTCCTTGTTGTGTTGCTCTTCGGGACCCGGTTGACAAAATTGATTTTAAAAATAATTCTCATCTGAATCAGATTCGTGAAGAATGGAATTTAGGAAAATTTCCATCAGCCTGCAATGATTGTAAAAAAACTGAATCGTCGGGCATGACCAGCAGGCGTCAAAGTGTGACTCAGTGGTATAAAGATCATAACCGTGACAATACCGATGTTGAACTTATACGCCTGGATTATTGGACTGGTGATTTGTGCAATTTGTCATGTGTAATTTGTGGACCGCACAGCAGTAGCCGGTGGAAGCAGGAGCTGTCAATTCCTATTGAGACTAGGCATGTGATAGTAAATAAATTTTGGCGATCACTTGATTTAGCAAAATTAGAATTCATACATTTCAATGGTGGAGAACCGTTGCTACACAAAGAACATGTTGAATTTTTAAAAGAAATACCTGATAAAAGTCGAGTTAGTATCAATTACAATACAAATGCCACTGTATTACCTAATCAATATCTAATAGATCTTTGGAGCGAATTTCGATTGGTCCAATTGGATTTTAGCATTGACGATATTGGCGAAAGATTTGAATATCAACGATATCCGGCCAAGTGGAGTGAAGTAGTTGACAACTTACAATGGTTCATTGATAACGCACCACATAACTGCATGTTTGCGGTCAACATATCAGTGGGCATATTAAATTATTCCAATATTGATAATTTATTGCGATGGCTTAAAGAAAACTTTCATACCAACAGATTTACGGATCCCATTGAGCACAGACAACAATTAGTGCAAGGAAGATTTGGGTTAAATCAGTCAAAAGAAAAAGCAATTGAATTCTTAGATGCTTGCGATCGTCGTCGAGGAACCAACTGGAAAACAACATTTCCTGAGCTAGTAGATACTGTATTTTAATCCTGGGAAACAAATAAATAACTCAAAGGCCCTTGAACGCAATGCAAAAACGCACCCGTAGTCTGCTGGAAGAACTGGATTCAATGTATGTCGAGCGTGAACGCGACTTGATAATAGAAAGTCGCGCATCCAACATCATCGCTGGTGCCATCAACTTGTTGGAACAGATAGATGCTGCCTACTCGCCCGATCAAGCAGAAAATCTCACACGAAAACTGCTGAATGCCATCCGCACCCGAGATGCAGGCCGTTTCGCTAGAACCGTAAGGCGTAGTCATGCAAATCAATAAACTGCTGGAAGGCGGAAATGTATTCAAAACCAAAGATGGTGAACCACTCACCCAAAGAATCAATCGTCAGGATGTGCCTGCTACTATCAGCTGGATAGAACAGGTAACTGGTATAGAATTCCCCCGGGATCGGTGGCTAGGGTCAACCGGCAAGAAACCCACATCAGGCGACTTGGATCTTGCTGTGGATCTCACGGAAGTAAGCAAAGAACAACTGGCCGGAATACTCACACAATTTGTTCAGAGCCAGGGCCTGGATCCTAGAGAATATGTGAGCAAGCGAGGTGAGGTACACCTACGCGCACCCATTGGTGGTGATGCCAATCGTGGATTTGTGCAGACTGACTTCATGTTCTTCCCCGATCTGGACTGGGGTGGGTTCTACTACAGCGGTGGCGAGGATTCAGAATACAAGGGCATGAATCGCAATGTGTTGATGTCCAGCATAGCCAAACAGCTGGGACTCAAAGTTGGGGCCAACGGCATGTTCTCTCGTGCCACAAATGAACTGGTGCGAGATGGCATGGATCCTGACTATGTGGCCACAGTTCTACTAGGGCGCGGCGCCACTCGTGACAATCTAAAGAATGTGGAATCAATCTATGCTGCACTCACGAATGATCCTGACCGTGAAGCCAAGACAGCAGACTTCCGTGAGTATCTCTCACGGGAAGGCATGCGAGAACCAGAAATGACTGTGCGTGAAAGTGACGCAAACTTCCTGGCTCGCTTGCGTGATCGCATAGTGAATCAAGGCATGCAGCCCTTGATTGAAACCAAGCGATCATATCAACTGTACGAACAAGAACCTGTGGCGGTGGGCGGCAAAGCCAAGGGCATCGAGCACCTGGAAGACTATGTGTTTCGCAGCGGATCAGCAGGAGTGGATCGCGCACTGCAAATAGCTGACTCTTTCTATGCGGATCCCAAGACCGGATCTGTGAAATGGGATGGCAAGCCTGCTGTGGTGTTTGGCCGCAAGCCAGATACAGGTGAGTTTGTGCTGACAGATGATGCAGGATTCACTGCAAACAGATTGTTCACCAGCACCCGCGAGGTCGCCGCAGACATGGCCCGACGAGATGACAATGCTGCGGCCAAAGGTAATAAAGCAGATAGAATACAAACCTTGTTGCCCACATACGAAACCATATGGCCATATCTTGAAGCAGCCACGCCTGAAAACTTCCGTGGCTATGTCAAGGGCGATCTGTTGTACACCTCAACACCAGAGGTGGAAGCAGGCAATCTCATATTCCAGCCCAACACAGTGGCATACCGCATTCCTGTGGCCAGTGATCTAGGCCGGCAAATAGCCAACAGTGAAATAGGTGTGGCTGTACATACCATGTATGCAGATGTGGATGCTGCCAAGCAACCACTCAGCAGAGTCAAGTTCGATCCTGTACCAGGATTGTTGTTGATTGAACCCATTTATGCTCAGGCTGTGCCCAAGAACAATGCTATAGCCAAGAAGATCCGAACACTGCTACAACAAAATCGAGCAGCCATAGACACATTGTTTAACCCCATGGAACTGCGAGCCATGAAGATCACTGACTTGGCCAAGTTGGCCATTGATTACATCAACAAACGAGTGGACCCAAGACATGCTGCGTACACTGGTGATTTCCGTGATCTAGTGCCAGGATTCATGGCCTGGTTGCAACAGACACAGACTCCGCAAAAGGTCAACAATATAGCACAGTATCTTCGTAGCCCTACCTCAAACGAGCAAGGATTGGCTGCTGCGTTTCTATTGTTTGAACTGCTGCATGATCTCAAGCTGGATCTGCTGGGCAAGCTGGATGCACAGGTTCCGGGTAATGAAGGATGGGTGTTCGCTACTCCTGTGGGATATGGCAAAGCCGTGAACAGATTTGACTTCACTGCCAGAAACAAAGCTCGAAACAACTAGCCAACCGGATGTTTTTTTGCCAGATTCATAAATAAGAGTAGGGCAAAAGCCCACTTTTTAGGAGATTTTAAAATGGCAGGATTTACAAAAACAAACGGAACAATGCAACCAGTGTTCCACATGGACACCGCGAATGGTAACATTCAAGGTACAGCTAACATTGCCGCAACTGGCTCAGTTAACTTTCAAGGCCCCAAGCTGGATTTCTTCAGCTTGGTTGCCAATGCAAGTCTGATCAGTTCAGGTAACGTTAATGGCTACATCAACAACCTGGTGCAAGCCATCCAGACCAAGGCCACAGTGGCTATGTATCAAGTCAGCCCAGCTGCACCCACAATACTGAACCTGGCTTTGTATCCAACTGATGCTTACACCGCTGCAACATTGCTGGCCACAGCCAACACCGGTACCCCAGCAACTGGTGGTCAGAACATTCAATTGACCTCGGCTGCAGGCAATGCTGTGTTCACTTCAGCCGCAAGTGGCTTTGCTCCTACCTAATTTTGGGTAGAGGTAAATGATCAAGGCCCTGGATTATTTCCAGGGCTTTTTTTTGGTCGTAAATAC